ATTAAGGATTTCTTTCGTGCTTGGGATTACAGTTACATAAATAAAATATTGGTAGCTGATTTTAATGTTGATTGGTTTGTTAAGAATATTTTTAAACGAACAGCTGATGGTGAAGTTGATGGCTTGCCTTGGGTAACAACAACCGTTGATAGTTTAGTAGTTTTGTGTTGTAGGTCAATATCCGTTTATAATAAAATTTATGCGGGAGATGTTATTGGTAAGTATACTGTTCAATCTTGTGAAAATTTGTATCCGAATAAGATTGTGAAACTTATTAGTAAGTTTAATAAACCGACAATATCTTTAGAGAGTCCTACACCATTGTTATCGCGATGTTTGTTTCGTGGTTTAAATCGAATGTATCGTTATATGAAAATGACAAAACATTTTGGAACGTTGAAATGGCAATATAATAATCGTGATGTAATGAATATGTCTGTTCCTAAAGGGTCTTCAGCTGGTATTCGTGCTGGTAAGCCCTATCCTAAAAAGATAGGTGTTTTTAATGTTGTTATAACACCCAATGGGACGAAAGGCGATCAAGAGGCAGCATGTAAGCAACGTGTTATAGATTATATTAATGAATTTCGTGAGACTCATGATATAAAATTTGTTGAGAAAGCGTGTACTATATGTTGTAAAGTTGAGGTTTTTAATTCAACTACAATTAAACCTGAAAAACGTGCTGCATTTTATGACAAGTGTCGTGAATTTTTTATACCGCACTTTGTTCAATATATTTTTGCTTTTTTAGTATTGAAAGATCGACAGTTGTTTGAGCGTGGTCGAATGATTAAAGTTGGTATGCGATGGTTACATGGTGGAGCACAGTATTTTGCAGATCAAATGAAGTATGATGATCCTACTATGCGTTTTGGTGATGGTGATTTTACATCACTTGATACATCAATACATCGAGTATTATTAGAATTATATGAGTCACAAGCGTTAGTGTATTATGATGAAGATGATAGTCCTGATTTTAAGTTGTTTATTTTTTTATTACAGAAGACAACTGGTCAATTGAGTGTGAAGATTGTTCATATCTTTGCACGTATTTGGAAGATTATTATTGGTGTTATGCCTTCTGGTGCGTTTCAAACAAGTCATGGTAATTCGTGGATAGTTGGATTATTATTTTTTTTCATATTATGAAATGGTGATTGCAAAATTCCCTTATCGTGCTGTTCAGCTAGAGCAAGCATTTGAAGCTGAGCGTGTTGAGTTTCCTGATTATGGAGATGATCATATTATAGCGACTGGTGTTGAAATACATGATATTGTTAATGAAAATGGTTATGCTTCTTTTGTTCATGAGTTTTTTGGAATGGAGATTACGAAAATTAGAAATGATGTGCCGTTCTTGTCTGTTCCTGATGGTCATGGTGGTGTTTTAATTGATGGTGCTGTTTTTCTTAAAAGACGTTTTACATTAAGTGATGAGACTTATCCACCTGGTACGACTAAGGTTGTACCTTATAAAATGTTAAGCGATACGTTGGTTAAGTTTGCATATGGAAATTCGCCTCGTGAAACTTTGATTGATTATTGTATATCGAGTATTGGATTAGCATATGATAATATGGGCGTAAATCCCATTATACATGAAATGTGTGAAAATTTATTTTTATATTGTACACATCTTGGAAAGTTCTTTTCTTTGGATACTTTACGTGAAGAATTTTTTAAATTTGATAGATGTGGGAAAAAAGATATTACACGTTTGTTACGAAAAGTTGGTATTACTAAAGATCAGTTATTTAATGGTTTTCCAACTCGTAAAACGTTGTTAGGAATGCATAAGTATGATAAGGATTATGTTAATTTTTCACCTCCTGTTAGAGTTTATAGTGCTACAGAAACTAAACCTTGGGAAGTTAATGAATCTTATTAAGTGTTATATCTGTTAAACATAAAGTTATATAACATT